CTATGCAGGGCTGAGGCTTGCGCGCTGCTTCTCCCAGGCCAGAGGAAATCCAGCGAGAAGACGGGGCAGATCCAGGCCGGGCGCCTGCCGCCCATCCAGGATCGCCTCGACGATGTCCGGCGCCAGCAGCGTCAGCCGCAGCACGCGCGACACGTACGATGCATTGATCTTCTCGGCGGCGGCCAGCTCGTTGATCGTGGCGAAGCGCCCGGACTCCAGCATGCGCCGCCACCGGAACGCGCGCGCGACCGCCTTGATCAGCGTGACGTCCTGCCGGCGCTCCAGCGCCAGCACGCCGGGCCTGACCATCGCCTTCCGCCCGCCCCGCGGCTTCACCTGAAGCGGGATGACGATCGTGAGGGTCTGCACCGCGTCGCTCACGCGGCTCCCCTCCCGGCCGCGGGCGTCTGGGCGGCGAGGTCCCGCACTAGGCTGCCGAGCCCGTCGAGCCGCAGCCGCACCGCGGCGCCCTCGGCCCGGACGTCGACCCGGTCCACCAGCAGCCGCACGATGCGCGCCCGCTCGGCGGGGAAGAGCTCGTCCCAGAGCGGCTCGATCCGCTCCATGGCCAGCAGCACCTCCTGCTCCGTCACGTCCGGCGCCGTCGCGCATGCCGCCCGCCACGTGCCGACTACCATCTCAGGCTGCCGCAACAGCGCGCGCACCTGCGCGATGACCGCCGTCTCGATCTCGCCGGCCGGAAGGCGCGCGATCGCCGGCCGCTCGGTCGCGCCGCCCTTCAGCACCGCCTGGCTGACATAGTAGCGGTACATCTGGCCGCCCCGGCCGCGGCTGTGGCTGGGCGACATGGCGCGTCCCTCGCTGTCGAAGATCAGTCCCCGCAGGAGCGGCGCCGTGGTGTTCCGCGTCCGGTTGACCCGCACCCGCGGGCTGACCTGCAGGACGGCGTGCACCGCGTCCCACTGCGCCTGCGTGACGATGGCGTCGTGCTCGCCGGGATAGGGCGTGCCCTTGTGCACCGCCTCGCCGAGGTACACGCGGTTGCTGAGGATCCGATAGACGTCGCTCTTGGTGAGCGGTCGCCCGCGCTTCGTCGTCGCGCCCTCGGCGCGCAGCACCTGCACCAGCTTCGTGCAGGACTCGGTTTCGACGAAGCCCTGGAAGATCCGCCTGACCAGCGCCGCCTCGGCTTCGTTCACCACCAGTTTCCGCTCGCGGACGTCGTAGCCGAGCGGCACGTAGCCACCCATCCACATGCCACGCTTGCGCGAGGCCGCCACCTTGTCGCGAATGCGCTCGCCAATGACCTCTCTTTCAAATTGAGCAAAGCTGAGGAGGATGTTCAGCGTCAGCCGCCCCATGCTGGTGGTGGTGTTGAAGCTCTGCGTCACCGACACGAACGTCACCTGGTTCGCGTCGAACACCTCGACCAGCTTGGTGAAGTCGACCAACGAGCGGGAGAGGCGATCGATCTTGTAGACCACCACCACGTCGACCAGCCCCTCCTGGATGTCGGCGACCAGCCGCTTCAGGGCGGGGCGTTCGAGGGTACCGCCCGAGATGCCGCCGTCGTCGTAGCTTTCGCGCACCAGCACCCAGCCCTCGGCGCGCTGGCTGGCGATGAACGCCTCGCAGGCTTCACGCTGCGCGTCGAGGGAATTGAACTCCATGTCGAGGCCTTCCTCGCTCGACTTCCGTGTATAGACCGCGCAGCGGAGCTTCCGCACGCTCGCCGGCATCGCGCCGGTCGGCTTCGTGTCGCGCTTCATGCCGCGCTCCGGCTCGGGCGCAGCCCGAAGAATACGCGCCCGTTCCAGCGGGTGCCCGTGATCGCGCGGGCGATGGCGGAGAGCGACTGGTAGGGCTGCCCCTGGTATTCGTAGCCGGCGCGCGTGACGGTCACCACGTACTCGACGCCCTGGTACTCGCGGATCAGCTGCGTGCCGGCGATCGGCTTGTCATCGCCGCGCATGCGGCGGACGGTGACCTTCCCGCCGTCGAGCTGCTCGCCGAGCGCCTCGAGGCGGGCCAGCGTCTCGGGCTTCAGGCCGCCATAGGCGAGCTCCTGGATCCTGTAGGCGAGCCGGCTTTCCAGGAAGCGCCGATTGTAGGGCGGCGGCTCGGTGCCGAAGAGCTCGCGCCACTGCTGCTTCAACGTCGGCGTGGCGGCGGTCTTCAGCGCGCCGAGCCGGCCCAGCACATCGGCGGCCGGGATGGCGGGGGCGGTGAACGCCGGCGTCGCAGCCGGCTTCGATTTCTTCGTGCGCGTCATGCGTTTCTCCGGTTGGTCCGGTTCGCATGCAGGCGCTGCGTGGCCGCGAAGTGTAGCGGCCGCTCTCCGCGGTCCGCGGCGCCGCGCGCTGCTTCCTCGGCAGCGCGGCTGCGCAGCCGCAGCAGGCCGCGGGCGAGAAGGTCGCACACCTCGCGGAGGTGGGGCGGGAGATGCTGGTTGAGGGGCTGGGCGGCGAGGCGGGCCATACCCCGCTGCTGCCAGATGAGCGACCGCCCGTGCAATGCACTGATTGCAGTGGGCGCGCAGCCCTCACATCCCGACCTGGCGCCCGAGCCAGATCACCCGCCCGATGACGTGGATCGCGTCCGGCTGGATGTCGCTGAAGGTCGGGTAGAATTCCCTGTTGTCCGAGATCACGCTGATCCGCCCGTTGGTCGGATTCACCGCGACGCGCTTCACCTGCAACCCGCCATCGGTGCGGATCACGTAGATCCCGTCCTTCTGGCCCGGCCGCTGCTGCCCCATGTCGACCAGCACCGAATCGCCCTGGCGCAGCGTCGGCTCCATCGAATCGCCGTCGACCGTCAGCACCACGAGATCGCCGATGTTCCCGCGCGCCGCACGACGCAGCCAGTCCACCCGGAACGCAATGCGGTAGGAGGGCGGCGCGTCCTCGGCCTCAAGGCCCGGGCCCGCGGAAACCATGTCGTCGTAGACCGGCAGCATGGCGAATCGGTCACCGCCGATCTGGACGATCTCCGGCATCGCGCGCGCCCGTCCCCCGGCCGCTGTCGAACCCGCCTCCAGGTAGCCGAGGATCACCGGAATCTCGTGGGCTCGCATCGGCCGCTTGCCCGCCAGCAGCCGGCTTATGGTGCTGTTGTCGACGCCCATCGCCGCGGCCAGGCCCTTCTGCGACTTGCCGGGCTGGGCGAGCCCTTCCCGGATCTGCTCGATCGTCAGCATGGCGATTCGGCGCGCCGCATCGGTCCGCATGCGGCTCTGGCTGTCGGCATGGAGGGGCTCCCACCTGGATTCGCCCCGGCTGTCCATGGGGAAAGCTGTGGATACCGGGGATAGTGTTGCGTAATCCGCAATGTGGAGTGGGTCAACCACGTCAAACGCAAATAGTGCATTGTGGCGTGCGCGGAGGACGATCTACCTATCCGCCATGCCCCCGGTTGAACCCGCCGCCACCGTCCTTGCCCGCTTCGGCGGCGCAGGCCCGCTCGCCCGGTTGCTTCGCCTCGACCGCAGCGCCGTGCATCGCTGGGCGCTGCCCAAGCACCGTGGCGGCAGCGGCGGGCTGATCCCCGCGCGCCACCACCAGCGCCTGCTCGCGCTGGCCGCCGCGCAGGGCATCGCGCTCAGCCCTGCCGACCTTGTCGGCACGCCCACGGCCATCGGCGATCCGCCCCGCGCCGGGGCCGACGACGGATAGCCCCGCTCCGTCCTTCCGCTTCTTCCCGCCCGACCCGTCCCCGCCCTTCACGGAGCATCGCTGCATGCTGTCCGAACGGTTGCCTGTTCCCGAAATCCAGCTCGCCGCGGCCGTCATCCACCGCGCGCTCGAGGACGCCGCCACCCCCGATGCGCGCCTCGCCCGCCCGCGGATGATCGACACGCCGCAGGGCCCGCGCCGCACCTTCACGCCTGGCCTCAAGCCGCAGGAGCGGGAGGAGGCGGTGCGCTTCCTGCTGGATGGCGCGCCCAACTGGCGCCAGGCGCGCGACGCCTGGTGCGAGATCGCCGACCTCTGCCCGCTGCGGCTGCGGCGCAGCGCCCTCGCACGCATCCCGCATTCCGCCATGCCGGCGGACCTCCGCCGCGCGCTACGGATCCCGGAGCCGACGCCAGCCCCGGCCATCGCCGATGGCGCCTCCATGGTCCCCGCCACGCCCATGCAGGAGGCCGCGTGATCATGGACACGCGCTCCAACCGTCCGACCCTGGACGCCCTGCGTCACCTGCCGGTGGGCGAGGTGATCGCCCTGCCGGCCGAGCATCTCGCGTTGCTCCAGTCCGATGCCCGCGAGGCGCTGGACGCGGCCAAGCGCACCCTCGACTGGATCGAAGGCGCCATCGCGCTCCGCTACGAACAGCGCGCGGTCGGCGCCCGCGCCGCGGCGGGCAAGGACACCGGCATCGTCCGCTTCGAGGACGGCACCGTCGAGGTCTCCGTTGAACTGCCCAAGCGGGTGGAATGGGACCAGCGGCGCCTCGCCGCGCTGGTGGAGCAGATCCGCGCCGGCGGCGAGGACCCGGGCGAGTATGTCGAGCTCACCTTCAAGGTCTCGGAGCGCGCCTATGCCGCCTGGCCCGAGCGCATCCGCGGCGCCTTCGAGCCGGCGCGCACGGTGCGGACCGGAAAGCCCAGCTACCGCCTCACCATCCTGAACGACGTCGCCCTGCGCGACAGCCCGCACGGGCCGGGCATCCGCCCTGCCATCGGAGGGCCGCGCTGATGGCACTCCGCATCGTCACCGCCGACGAGCGCCTGTCGCGCGCGGCCAACAAGACCACGATCGCGCTGTTCGGGCCGACCGGCGTCGGCAAGACGACGCAGCTGAAGCGCCTGGCGCCCAGCGAGACGGTCTGCATCGACCTCGAGGCCGGGATGAAGTCCGTCCAGGACTGGCCCGGCGACAGCATCCCCGTCCGCTGCTTCGAGGACATGGTGGTGCTCGCCTCGCTGGTCGGTGGCTCGAACCCCGCCGCGGCGCCAGAGGCGTTCTTCTCGCAGCAGCACTACACGCACTTCGCCGGCCTGCATCCCGAGCTGGTCGCGCTGCTCGCCAGCAAGTCCATCGTCTTCCTGGACAGCATCACCGACCTGACGCGGCAGGCGATGGCCTGGGCCAAGAAGCAGCCCGAGGCCTTCTCCGAAAAGACCGGCAAGCCCGATGTTCGCGGCGCCTACGGCCTGATGGCGCGCGAGGTGATCGGGCTGCTGAAGCACCTGCAGCACGCGCCCGGCAAGACCACGATCATGGTCGGCATCCTCGAGAAGCACACCGACGAGTTCGGCAAGGTCACCTGGCAGCCGCAGATGGAGGGCGGCAAGGCCGGCCGCGAGCTCCCCGGCATCGTCGACCAGGTGATCTCGATGTCGCTCTTTGCGCGCGAGGAGGACGGCACGCTGCGCCACGACCCCGAGCGCGGCACCGAGCGGCGCTTCGTGTGCCGCGCCGGCAATCGGTTTGGGCTGCCGGCGAAGGATCGCTCCGGCCGGCTCGACGAGACCGAGCCCGCCGACCTCGCCGCGCTGCTCCGCAAGATCAACGCCCCCGCCGCGCCCATCGCCTGAGCCGAGAGGAGACCTCGATGTACGACATGAACGATGCCGAGCTGCCGCGCAGCTCCGATCTGATCCCCGATGGCACCTTCGCGAAGGTGACGATGGTGATCCGCCCCGGCGGGCTCGATGGCCAGGGCGAGGTGGATCGCGGGCTGCTGAAGGCCTCGCGCAGCGGTGGCGACACCAAGATGATCGACGCCGAGTTCACGGTGCTGGTCGGCCCGCATGCCAAGAGGAAGTTCTGGCAGAACTTCACCGTCGCGGGCGGGAAGGTCGACGAGCACGGCGTCTCCATCGCCTGGAAGATCTCGAAGGGGACCTTCCGCGCGATGATCGACAGCGCGCTCGGCCTCGATCCGCAGGACATGAGCGAGGCGGCCAAGGCCAAGCGTGTGCTGCGTGGGCTGGCCGATCTCTCCGGCATCACCTTCGCCGCCAAGATCAAGGTCGAGGCATCGACGAACGCCGAGTATGGCGACCAGAACAGGCTCGACCGGGTCGTGCTGCCGGGCGAGCCCGAATACGCGCGCATCATGGCCGGCGAGGTGGTGCCGCCGTCGCCCTCCACGCATCGGACGCCGCGCCCCGCCTCCGCACCCTCTGCGGCGGCGCCCGCCTGGGCCAGCACGGGCGTACCCCGGGCGCCGGTGACCGCCGCCCCGGCATGGGCCGCCCCTTCCGCCGCGCCGCCCGCGCCGCCCGCGGCTGCGCCGCCGCAGGCACCGCTCGCCAACGGTCCGGCTTGGCTGAACGGCTAATGGCGGCATGGCCCGACGACGCTGGAGCCGGCCACGGGAGGTCCGCGCTGCCGCCGCGAAGCCGATGCCGCTGCCGGGCTGCAGGCCGGAGGACCAGGTTCGTCGCCTGGTCTGCGCCCTGTGCAGCCGCGAGGCGAAGGGCTTCGGCTACGTGCACGAGATGCGGCTCGGCGAGTTCCCGCACCACCGGTTCTGCAGCATGGCCTGCTGCGACGCCGGTGGCGCGCTCGCGCGGAGATCGAATGGCGTGATCGACAAGACGCAGATGGAGGCGCGCGCGATCAAGGAGGCGCGGCGGCCGCTCGCCGAGGTGCTGGTCGAGCTGCAGCTCATGGCGCCGTTCCACAACCGCAGCGCGGCGGAGATCGACCGCATCATCGAGGCCTGCGTCGACGGCTTCCAGGCCTCGATGCAGCGCCAGGCAGCCGAGCGCGATCCGCTCGACGACCCCATTCCCTTCTGAGGTGACGGTGCTGCTCGACCTGAACCACGGCTCCGGTGCTGTCTATGGGCGGGGCGATGCGCCGCCGAGCGACGCCGCCGCCATCACCGCACGCATCAACAGGCACATCGATGCTGCCCTGCTCGCGCGCCAGCGGCAGCAGATGCCGCGCGACTATCTCGGTGGCAGCCGCGTTGGCGAGCCTTGCGGACGCAAGCTGGTCTACGAGATCACCCACACGCCGAAGGATCGCGACTTCGATGCCGGCATCCTCCGCGTCTTCGACGCCGGGCACCAGTTCGAGGCGCTCTCCATCCGCTGGCTGCGCCTAGCCGGCTTCGACCTGCGCGATCGTGGCGCAGATGGCGGGCAGTTCGGGTTCGCAGCCGCCGGTGGAAAGCTTCGTGGCCATGCCGATGGCGTTATCGTCGCCGGGCCAGATGTTGGCATCCGCTGGCCTTCCCTCTGGGAGCACAAGGCGCTTGGCCAGAAGTCCTGGACCGACCTGGTCAAGCGCGGGCTGCGCCTGTCGAAGCCGATCTATTTCGCGCAGGTGCAGCTCTACATGGCCTACCTCCAGCTCGAGGTAGCCCTGCTGACCGCGCTTAACCGCGACACGCTGGCGCTGCATCATGAGGCCGTGCCGTTCGATGCGGGCGAGGCGCAGCGGTTGTCCGACCACGCCGTCGAGATCCTTCGAGCTGCCGAGGCGGGCGAGCTGCCGCCGCGCATCGCCCAGGCCGCCGACTTCTTCCTTTGCCGCCTCTGCCCCTACGCCACGCGCTGCTGGGAGGCGCCGGCATGAGCATCACCCCGTCACCGCAGCAGGCCGCCGCCATCGCCAGCATCGTCGACTGGTATCGGACGCGCCGCACCCAGCAGCAGGTGTTCCGGCTCTTCGGCTACGCCGGCACGGGAAAGAGCACGATCACCGCGGCGGCGATCGAAGCACTCGGCCTCGACCCCATGGCGCGCGACGGCGACACCGCAGGCGGCGTGCTGTTCGCGGCCTTCACCGGCAAGGCGGCGCTGGTGATGACCCGCAAGGGCACGCCCGCCTCGACCATCCACTCCTTCATCTACCGCGTCTCGGAGGCGACGCCGGAGGAGATCGCTCGTGTCGAGAAGGAGCTGTTCGACCTCCAGCGCGATCTGCGCCGCATGGGCCCTGCCGAGCGCGCCTTTGCGGAGACGCAGATCAGCAAGCTGCAGCTGCGTCTCGCCGACATCCACAAGCCCTCCTTCCTGCTGAACGAACAGTCGCGCGTGCGGGACGCCGCGCTGGTCGTGCTGGACGAGGTCTCCATGGTCGGGCCAGAGATGGCGGCCGACCTGCTCGCCTTCGGTAAGCCGATCCTCGTGCTCGGCGATCCCGGGCAGCTGCCACCGATCAAGGGCGCCGGCGCCTTCACCGAAGCGCCACCCGACGTGATGCTGACCGAGATCCACCGCCAGGCCGGTGAGAGCGCGATCATCCGGCTCGCCACCATGGCGCGGCAGGGGATCGAGATCCCGCCCGGCGGGCATGACGAGCATGTCTGGAAGCTGCCGCGCAACGCCGTCGACGCGGCCCAGATGCTGCGCGGCGGCCAGGTCATCTGCGGCCGGAACAGCACCAGGCTGTGGCTGAACGGCGCCATGAAGGCCGCGGCCGGCTTTCCGGCCACCTATCCGGAGGGCCGCAGCGAAAAGATTATCTGCCTCAAGAACCGGCATGACCTCGGCCTGGTCAACGGCATGTTCGTCAACCTCACCGACATCGAGGATGACGGCCCTCTTTCCTTCCGTGCCAGCGTTACGACGGAGGATGGCCTCGCGATCGCCGGCCGGCATCGCTTCTACAAGGGGCACTACGACGACCACGTTCGACTGCAGCCGGATCGCGCGCGGCAGGATTGGCGTGAGCTCCGCGGCCTGATCGAGACCTCCTGGGGCTACGCGATCACCTGCCACAAGGCGCAGGGCAGCCAGTGGGAAAATGTCGTCGTCTATGACGACGGCCTCTCCCGTACCCCCGAGGACCGCGGCCGCTGGCTCTACACCGCGATCACGCGCGCCGAGCGCGGGCTGGTGCTGCTTGATTGACCTGAATGACGCGGGCGCAGCGCCGGCGCGCTACGACCTCGAGGCCATTGTCCAGCGCCTGCGTGACACGGCCCCTGCCTGGGTGCCGGGCATGTTCCCGAACGGCCGGCGGCAGGGCGACGAATGGCGGCTGGCGAACATCCACGGCGCGCCGCCGCGGCAGTCGGGCTCCTGCGTCATCATGCTGCGCGGCGAGCACGCCGGCGACTGGCACGACTTCGACGGCGGCGACGGCGGTGGGCCGCTCTCGACGCTGGCGCATGGCACAGGGCTGGCGGATCGGGCGCTGTTCGCGCACGCGGCGGGGATGACCGGCTGGGCCGGCGAAGGCCCTCCGCGCCAGGAGCCGCCGCCCCCGCCGAAGGCCGAGCGCGACGCCTCCCGCGACATCGCCTTCATCCTGGAGCATGCGCAGCCGATCCAGGGCACGGCGGCGGAGCGCTACCTGCTCGGCCGCGGGCTCTCCGTGTCGGACGGCGCGGACCTGCTCTTCCACCCCGACTTAGCGAACTTCGAGACCCGCGCCGGCTATCCGGCGATGGTCGCGCTGGTCCGCAACCTCGCCGGCGAGGTGGTGGCGGTGCACCGGACCTACCTTCGGGAGGATGGCGAGGCGGTCCGGAAGGCCGACATCCCGAAGCCGCGCATGGTGCTTGGCCGGAGCGGCGGCGGCACGGTACGGCTGGCCCCGCTCGGCCCACATGGCGTGCTCGGCCTCTGCGAGGGCATCGAAACCGGGCTCTCGGCGATGCTGGCCTGTCCCGGGCTGCCAGTCTGGGCCGCGCTCTCCACCACCGGCCTCGAGCAGGCGCTGCTCCCGCCCGAGGCCAGACGCGTTGTCATCCTCGCCGACCACGATCCGTCGGGTGCGGGCATGCGTGCCGCGGAGGCCGCCGCCGCGAAGTTTCGCCTCGAGGGTCGCGAGGTCTCCATCGCCCTGCCTCCATGCGAGGGCGACGACTTCAACGACATGCTGCGGCGCGACGGGGCGGAGGCGATCGCTGCGCTGGTGGATCAGGCGATGCGCAGCGCCGCTCCCGAGCGGCCGCCCCAGGAGCCCGAGACGGGCCGGCACCTGCCCATTGGCTTCGTGGAGCCGGCACATCCGCTCCCGACCGCCCGCGCCGACGAGGGCAATCTCGACCGCGCCACCGCCCGCGCCTGGGGCCTGGTGCTGTCCGCCAACCGCTCGCCCTGGCTGTTCCGTCTCGGCGGCGAGCCATCCTGGGTCGTGCCCGACGATGACGGCCGGCCCGTCGCCGTCACCGTGCGCGAGGAGCGCCTGCGCCACATGCTGGCGAAGCTCGCCGACTGGCGAAAGGCGAACGCCAAGGGCGACCTCGTGCCCACCCCGCCGCCGACAGGCTTGGTGAAGTCGCTCGTCGCCACGCCTGACCCGGCGCTGCCAGTGCTGGCCGGAATCGTCACGGCGCCTGTGCTCGGTCGCGGCGGCGTGCTGCTCACCGAGCCCGGCTACCACCCCGACGCCCGGCTGCTCTATCGCCCGCCGCCGGGCTTCCTGCTGCCGCCAGTGCCGGAGCGGCCGACGCCAACCGAGATTGCGGCTGCGCGCAACCTCCTCCTCGACGATCTGCTCGGCGACTTCCCCTTCACTGGCGAGGCGGAGCGCGCCCATGCGCTCGCGCTCCTGCTGCTTGGCTTCATACGGCCGATGATCGACGCGCCCACACCGCTGCACATGATCGAGAAGCCCACGCCCGGCACCGGCGCGACGCTCATGGTGGACGCCATCGCCACCATCCTCACCGGCGCCGGCGCATCCGTGATGACGGAGGGGCGCGACGAGGACGAATGGCGCAAGCGTCTCACCGCAAAGCTGCGCCAGCTGCCAACGCTGCTCCTGATCGATAACCTCCGCCAGGAACTCGACAGCTCCGCCCTTGCCGCGGCCCTGACCGCTCCGGTCTGGGAGGACCGCGTGCTCGGCGCCTCGGACATGGTCCGCCTGCCGGTGCGCTGCGCCTGGGTCGCTACGGGCAACAACCCGGCCGTCTCGCACGAGATCGCCCGCCGCCTCGTCCGCATCCGCCTCGACGCCCGCACCGACCAGCCGTGGCGGCGCGATGGCTTCCGGCATCCCGACCTCATGGTCTGGGTCCGCGCCCAGCGCGGACGGCTGGTCGCGGCCTGCCTCACGCTCTGCCGCGCCTGGATCGCCGCTGGTCGTCCGCGCGCGGCCCGCAGCCTGGGCAGCTTCGAGGTTTGGAGCCAGACCCTGGGCGGCATCCTGCAGGTCGCGGGCGTCGCGGGCTTCCTGGAGAACCTCGACGAGGTGATCGCCGCCTCCGACAGCGAGGGCGGTGCATGGCGCGCCTTCATCCAGCTCTGGTGGGACCGCTTCGGTAGCGCCGAGGTCAGCGTCAGCGATCTGCTCGGCCTGGCGCAGAGCGCCGAGGCCAGCCTGCCGATCAGCGCGAAGAACGAGCATGGCCTGAAGGTCTCGCTCGGGGCGGCCTTCACCAAGCTGCGCGACCGCGCCTTCCGCATCAGCGACCGGCTGATCCACCTCCGCCAGGGGAAGGTGCTGCACAATTCGCAACGCTGGCGCCTCGAACCCGCTGCAGAGAAGCCCGTGCATGGGGGTCTTGGGGGTCTTGTGGGGATCTCACGCGGCGAGACCCCCATCGGTTCAGGCCAGGAATTCCGCGGGGTTGACGGGTCTTGGGGGTCTTGGGGGACTTTTTCCAACCCCTACGCACATGCGCGCGCGCACATGCGTGAGGAAGAAGCCGGAAAAGACCCCCAAGATCCCCAAGACCCCCAAAGCCCAGGAAATACCTGCGTTTCCGCCGAGGGGTCTTTGAACCAGAGACCCCCACAGACCCCCATGCCGCCTCCATGGCTCGAAGGGGTGCCGTAATGCGCCGCCCGCACAGCACCGGGCCGCCCGCGAGGGGACCATCCCGGAAAGCCGGGCAGCGACGGCGAGCTCCGCCAAGAACCGCGCCGTCGCCGCCCTCACCACGACGATCCCCTCTCGGAGACCCCATGGCTCTCGCGACTCTCCCCATGCCCGCGGCGCACGCAAGCGGGCCGCCGCTCACTGCCCCGCCGCCCGTCGCCCTGCGGCATCACGCCGTCCTGGCCCTCGACCTCGGCACCACCACCGGCTGGGCGCTGCGCGGCCAGGACGGCGGCATCACCTCGGGCACCATCTCCTTCAAGCCGAGCCGCTTCGAGGGTGGCGGGATGCGCTACCTCCGCTTCCGCAGCTGGCTGACGGAAATGGCCGGCCTTGCCAGCGGCCTTTCCCGCATCGCCTTCGAGGAAGTCCGCGCCCACGCCGGCACCGACGCCGCGCACCTCTATGGCGGCTTCCTGGCCCACCTCTCCGCCTGGTGCGAGGAACGCGGCATCGCCTACGAGGGCGTGCCGGTCGGGACCATCAAGCGCTTCGCGACCGGCCGCGGCAACGCCGACAAGGCGGCGATGATCGCAGCGATCCAGGCGCGCGGCTTCGCGCCGGTCGACGACAACGAGGCCGACGCCATCGCCATCCTGCTCTGGCTCACCGACGCACAGGGAGGCCGCGCATGAGCCTGCCCGGCGCACCCATCCTGGCGCGCAGTCCGATCGGGCGGCTGCGCACCCCGACCAGCGAGCCCGAGCTCAACGCCATGCGCGCCGCTGCTTGGCACCGGCACGGCGTCGCCGCAATCCCGGTCGACGACATCACCGATCCCTGGCTGCGCCAGGCCATCACCAACGAGGCCAACCGCCGCTGGGGGCGGCGCAACGGAGGCAACGCCCATGGCCGGTAAGCGGAAGGCGAAGCGCACGACGCCGCCGCGCGAGGATCTCTCCAAGCCCTCGAAGTGGCGGTTGCAGCACGGCGGCTTCGACGAGGCTGTCCGCAGCACGGATCCGGATACGGGCACGCCCATCCTGCACCGTCGCGCCGTCGACAGTCTGGGCGTGCTGCTCGCCAATGGCAGCATCACGCCGCAGATGCACGAGGCAGGCGAGATCTTCCGCGCCGTGTTCCAGCGTGCGGCGCTCGATCGCGTGCGGACCATGCCGATGATCCGCATCCCCGGCGGCAAGGCAGACCTGCTCTCCGAGAGCCAGACCGTCGCACGCGAGCGCGTGGCCCGCGCGATGACGCATCTTGGCGGCTTCGGCAGCCCATCCGGCAGCATCGCCTGGTACGTGCTTGGCCTCGAGCACAGCGTGCGCGACTGGGCACTGCGCCAGGGGTGGAACGGGCGCCCGGTCACGCCCGCGCTCGCCCACGGGATCCTGCTCGGGACTCTCGGTATCCTCAGCGCACATTTCGGGCTGACGCCACCTGCGCATGCTGCGGTCGGCGCAACAACGTCGGCGCTTCAGAACGGTGGTGCTGCAAAATCTGCACAGCCTCAATGAGTGCATTGCTCGGTGTGATCTCGCCGTGCTTGTCTGCCGTCACTGGCGAGGCATGCGTCTCGCTGGTGCGGTGGCTCACCAGCCACAGCGTCGCTCGATCGAGACAGTGGCTCGCGAGCCGCAGGGTCCTTCCTGGCCCTGCTGTATGCGGGGGGCGGAAGCGCGCAACATCGCTAGCGCCCGGCCCGAAACATGGTTCGCAGTTCGCACCCTTCGGCCCTGATCTCAATCGCTTAGCTGCGAACCGTGGCAGCATTGGTTCGCAAGCGGAGCCGGGTCTTTCGCCAAGTCGAAGCCGTCGTGCGGAAGTCGTCCTTTCGCTACTGGCGTCGCGAAGTTATCCTCCCACTGCCGGGCAATGTTCCACTTGGCGAGAGGACACGCCTGCCTGACCAGCGGGCGAACTCAACCCGTGACGGTGGGGAGCCCACGCAGCCTGGAGCTTGCAGCGCGAGGCATTGTTTCGCCGAAAAGCTCCACTCGGCACGACCGCTTGGTCAGCGGCTCCGGCCGGACGACCTGGGCATGTCGGCGAAAACTGCCCGTCTCACCTTCTGCATCGTAGTCCCGACGCTGGACACCGTTACTGCCGACGGCAGCGCCGGCGTGCTGCTCCCACCCTAGTCCCGGATGGCCCTATGACGCTCCCCTGGATGGCAGCGAAGATCCTGCTGCGCCCGGTGGCGGAGCTGCGCGCGCACTCCGGCAACGCGCGCGTGCACGGTGCCGCGCAGATCGAGCAGATCAAGGCCAGCATGCTGGCCTTCGGCTTCACCAACCCGCTGCTGGTGGACGAGGCCGGCGTGCTGATCGCCGGTCACGGCCGGCTCGAGGCCGCGGTGGCGCTCGGCATCGAGAAAGTGCCGACCATCTTGCTGCGGCACCTCTCCGCGGCGCAGAAGGAGGCGCTGCGTCTCGCCGACAACCGCATCGCGGAGAACGCGACCTGGGACCAGGCGCTGCTGCGCGACGCGCTCGCTGCGGTGCAGGCGGCGCCGGACCTCGACCTCGGGACGCTTGGCTTCTCGGCCGCGGAGCTCGACGACATCCTCGCGGCGGCTGGAGATGCCGTGTCCGACGGCGACGCGCCCGAGGCCCTGTCGGCGCCCGCGGTCCACGGGGGCGGGGACGGCGCGGCGGAGACAGAGGCTGCGGCGGAGGATGATCCGGCCGATGCCGAACCGGATCCGCCGCGCCAGGCCGTCACTCGCCCGAGCGACCTCTGGTTGCTCGGCGAGCACCGGGTGCTCTGCGGCGACAGCACCGACGCCGCATCGGTGGCGCGCGTCATGGGCGCGGACCGCGCGGCGCTGCTCTTCACCAGCCCGCCCTACGGGAACCAGCGCGACTACACCACCGGCGGCGTCTCGGATTGGGATGGCCTGATGCAGGGCGTGTTCCAGCATCTCGACCGGGTCGCGCGCAGAGACGCGCAGCTGCTCGTGAACCTCGGCCTGATCCACCGCGACAGCGAGTGGCAGCCCTATTGGGCCGGCTGGCTCGAATGGATGCGCGCGCAGGGCTGGCGCCGCTTCGGCCTGTACGCCTGGGACCAGGGGCCCGGCCTGCCCGGCGACTGGAACGGGCGGCTCGCGCCAGCCTTCGAGCTGGTCTTCCACTTCAATCGCGAGCCGCGCCGGCCAAACAAGATCATCCCCTGCCGATGGGCCGGGCACGTCAACTCCGAGAAGGGCGGGCTGCGCGCCAAGGACGGGACGGTCGGGGAATGGCAGCACGCCGGCCAGGGCGTGCAGGAGACCCGGATCCCGGACAGCGTGCTCCGCATCACCCGGCACAAGGCGCGCGGCATCGAGACCGAGCACCCGGCGGTGTTCCCGGTCGCGCTGCCCGAGTTCCTGATGCGCGCCTACGCCGACGAGGGCGATGTCGTGTTCGAGCCCTTCGCTGGCGCCGGCACGTCCATCATCGCGGGTCAGCGGACTGGGCGCCGCGTCCGCGCCATCGAGTTCGCGCCGGCCTATGTCGACTTGGCGATCGCCCGCTGGCGAATGATGCATCCCGATCTGCCGGTGACGCTGGCGGACGACGGGCGTGACTACGACGCCGTTGCTGCAGCGCGGATGGAGGTCACCGCCAGTGCAGCCTGATCTCGTCGTCTCCGCAGTACCGGTGGCTGAGCTGTTGCCCTACGCCGAGAACGCGCGCACGCATTCGCCGTCGCAGGTGGCGCAGATCGCCGCCTCCATCGCCGAGTTCGGCTTCGTGAACCCGGTCCTGGTCGACGCTGAGGGCGTGCTGATCGCGGGCCACGGCCGCGTCATGGCGGCGAAGCAGCTGGGCCTCACCTCGGTGCCGGTGCTGCGGCTCGGCCATCTCTCTCCCGCGCAGGCCCGGGCGCTCCGCCTCGCGGACAACCAGATCGCGCTGAACTCCGGCTGGGACGAGGCGCTGCTCGCTGCCGAGATCGCGCGTATCCGCGACGAGGCGGTGGTGGACCTCGACGTCCTCGGCTTCTCGGGCATGGAGCTCGACCGTCTGCTGGCCGCGGCCGATGCCGGCCTCGAGGACGACGCCGACGACGCGCCCGAGCCGCCGGCCGTTCCCGTCACCCGCGCCGGTGATCTGTGGCGCTGTGGGGACCACCGCCTCCTCTGCGGCGACGCCACGAAGCTGGCCGACGTGCAGCGCGCCCTCGGCGCCGACCGCCTCGCCGACATGGCCTTCACGGATCCGCCCTACAACGTCGCCTACCAGGGCGGCACCTCGGCCAAGATGACCATCGCCAACGACGCGCTGGGCCAGGGCTTCCTCGACTTCCTCCGGCCTGCGCTGGCGAACCTGCTCTCGGTGACGAAGGGCGCCTGCTACGTCTGCATGTCCTCGTCCGAGTGGCCGACGCTGCATCGCGCCTGGCAGGAGGCGGGCGGGAAGTGGTCCAGCACCATCATCTGGGCGAAGAACACCTTCGCCCTCGGCCGCGCCGACTACCACCAGCAGTTCGAGGCAATGCTCTACGGCTGGAAGGCCGGCGCGCAGCACTACTGGTGCGGCGCGCGCGACCAGGGAAATGTCTGGCACTTCGACAAGCCGGCGAGGAACGAGCTCCACCCCACCATGAAGCCGGTGGCGCTGGTCGAGCGCGCGATCCGCAACAGCAGCAAGCAGCGCGACACGGTGCTGGATCCGTTCGGCGGCTCCGGCACGACGATGATCGCGGCGGAGCGGACTGGGCGGCGCGCCGTGCTGCTCGAGCTCGACCCGGCCTATGCCGACGTCATCGTGCGGCGCTGGCAGGAGGCGACCGGCGAGGCGGCAGTGCTGGAGGGCGAGGACCGCACCTTTGCCGACGTCGCCGCGGCACGCGGCCGGCAATCCAGGTGATCACGGCGCGTCCGGGCGCGTCTCCGGCTCCTGCATCCAGGCCGGGATGTCGCGCTGGGCGTGCAGCACGCGCCAGACGTCGATGTGGTCGGGCTGCTCGCGGTAGAAAACGACGAACGGAAAGCGCCGCAGCGGCCAGGCGCGCAGCCCGTCCAAGCCGAGCTCGTAGGCGTAGCGGAGCGAGCCGACGCCGGGCTGCGTGCCGAGGCGGCGGAACGCCTGCTGCAGCGCATCGATAAATCGCAGGGCGAGGGGCTCGCCGCCCTCGGCCTGGTAGTGCGCGATCGCTTCGTCAATGTCCTGCTGCGCGAGTTCCCGCGGGACGACCGGCCGCGCGGTCACGCCCGATCGGCGCCGCGCAGCCGTCGGCGCAGCCTGTCGAAGTAGGCGTCGTCAGCGACGCTGCCGGGACGGGAGGCCGCGCCGGCCAGGAGCAGGCCACGCAGCCGCTGGCGCTCCTGGTCCTTTCGGATCAGCTCGCGGACGTATTCGCTGCTCGTGCTGTAGCCGCCGCTCTCGACCTGCTGGTCGACGAAGGCCTTCAGCGCGTCGGGGAGGGAGACGTTCATCGTGCCCATGGCCGGGAGGATGGCCATCTTGGCAAAAATTGGCAAGCGCGGCGTCGGCCAGCCGCAGGCAGATGTGATCCGGAACGCGGAAAGAAAGCAATGATTGCAGCGCGGTAGATGCTTGGCTCGGCTCCGCCGCAGCGCGAATGGTCCGTCACGCGCAGGGGATGCCCTGCACCACGACGGAGACGACCATGACCGACCGCGAAGCCCGCGCCGCCCGCAACCAGCAGAAGAGCCTCGAGGCCTTCCTCCAGCAGAAGGCCCGCTTCGACGCGATGGTCGCCGAACTTCAGCAGATGAGCGCGGACCATTTCGGGGCGGATCCCGAGGACGTCCTCTGGGGCCAGGCCGCGACGCTCGAACACTGGAACAGCCGGCTGGCGAGCGTGACGGACTGCTACTTCAAGCGCGGCGAATTCGCCGAGTAGCGCGCCGCGCCCGCCGCGACGCGGCGCCGCCACCGCCCCGACAGGTCAGGCCTGCGGGGCTCGGGGTGGTAGCACCCGGCTGGTCGGGTGCCCAACCGGAGACCCCGACGATGAAGCTTTCCGACACCCAGCGCGTGATCCTGAGCGCCGCTGCGCAGCACGAGATGGGCCTGGCCCGCGCGCCGAAGACCCTGCCGGCCGCCGCCCGCAACGCGGTGTTCCGCAGCCTGATCAAGAACAACCTGCTCATCGAGATCAACGCCCCGCGGGAGCATGTCGGGCTCGGCTGGCGGCAGGATGAGGACGGGACCTGGATCGTGGCGCGCATCACCGACGACGGGCTGCGCGCCATCGGCATCGACCCGAACGCGGGCGACGCGCGCGAGGAGGACGAGCAGAGCGCCGAGGCCATCGCCCGCCGCAACGCCCAGCGCCGCGCCGCCGCGGAGGCCGCCGCGCCGGTGGCCGACACGGCGCCCACGGGCCGGGAGGACGCGGCGGAGGGGGATGCCCCCGCGGAGGAGACCGAGGCGGCCCAGGCCGCGCCCACGCCCGCCCCGCGGGCCAGCCTGCGCGACGCCGCCGCGGCGGTCCTGGCCGCCTGGGACGACGAGGCAAACCGCGAGGCCGACATGATCACCGCCCTCGACGGCCCGATGGCGGTCCTCCGCGCCGCCCTGACCGGCAAGCCGCCGCGCACGGCCCGCGAGCCCGCCGCGCCGCGGAAGCCGCGCGAGGGCACGAAGCAGGAGGCGGTCCTGGCGATGCTCCGCCGCGAGGAGGGCGCGACCATCGCGCAGATCTGCGAGGCGACTGGCTGGCAGCAGCACACGGTCCGCGGGTTCTTCGCCGGCCTGAAGAAGCGCCAGGGCGTCGAGGTCCAGGTGCTGGAGCGGGTCCGCTAGGTCGGGCCGAACAAGGAGGGTGCCCGCGGGTCCTACTCCGTCTACCACCTGCCTGCCTGACGCGCGCCAGCCACAGCTGCCGGGATCATCGAGTGCGCCGGGGATCATCGCGATCCCCGGCGCCTTCTCAAGTTGGCTGCGCCGAACCATAGCGCGAAGCGTCCGTCACGCGCAGGCAACCCGCCTCGCAGCACGCAGACGGACGATGCAGCAGATCGCCACCATCACGCACCTCAAGGGCCTCGCTGACCACGCCCGCCTGAGCCACGCGCACTGGCTGCGCAGCGTGCGGCAGGGTGGCAGCGGGAACTACGGCCCCGCCTACTGCATCGAGGGCGCCGGCATCTGGCGCCGCCGGCTTGGCGAGCTGCTGGCGCAGATCCGCGACGCGGAGCGCGCGCGATGAGCGCCCGCACGCTGCGCCGCTGGATCGTGCTCGGCCAGGACGGCCGGCACGTCACGCTGGGGCGGGCGGCGCCGCCCTCCGCTGAGGAGATCGCCGCGGCGAGCGACGCGCTGAACCGGCAGGGCCTTGCCGGCTGGATCGCCACGCTGGATGGCGACTACTGGGGTCGCGGGCGCGTGACGCTCGCGCCCGTGCAGACCATTGGCGCCGGCGCGACGCTGGACTGGGCGGCCGCAGTCGCTGCCTTCGATCAAGCCCGCCAGCGCGCGCGGCGCGCTGCCTGACCCCACACCCCGCGCGCGGCGGGAGAGATGCCGCCGTGCCAGAACTCACCCCTTCCACCCGCGAGGCCGCCCGCCGCATCGGCATCACCGAGACGGCGCTCCGCAAGGCCGAGCAGACGAACCGCATCGCCCGCGAGCCGGACGGCCAGTGGGACATCGACAAGACCCGACGCCGCCTGGTGGAGACTGCGGATCCCGCCCGCTCGCCGCTGGCCAATGGCGGCGGTGGCGGCGGCGCCGAGGGCACGCCCTACGCCCGACTGAAGGTCGCGCAGCTCGCGCTGAAGGTCGAGGCACAGCGGCTTGCGCTCGACGAGAACAAGCGCCGGCTGCTCGATGTCGCCGAGGCCAACGCCACGATCGACGAGATCGCGGGCGCGATGCGCGACGCGCTGCTGAACTGGCCGGCCCGCGTGTCGGGGCTGATCGCCGCGGAGCTCGGTGTCGACCCGCACCTGCTGCAGACCATCCTGCAGCAGCACATCACCGACCTGCTCTCGGAGGCGGCCGATCGCTTCGACCCTCCAGGTCTCGGCGGAGATCGGGCAGCGGGCCCGTGACCATGTCCGGCGCCGGGCGGGGAGCATGCTCCGCCCGCCGCCGCAGCTCAGGGTGTCGGAATGGGCGGAGCGGCACCGGATCCTCGGCAGCCGCGCCTCCTCCGAGCCGGGACCCTGGCGTACGGGCCGGACCCCGTACCTGCGCGAGGTGATGGACGCGTTGTCGGCGGTGCATCCGGCGCGGCGGATCGTCTTCATGAAGGGGGCGCAGGTCGGCGCCACCGAGGCCGGGAACAACTGGCTCGGCTACATCCTGCACCACGTGCCGGCGCCGGTGCTGGCGGTGCAGCCGACCGTCGAGCTCGCGAAGCGCTTTTCGCGCCAGCGCATCGACCCGCTGCTGGAGGAGACGCCGGCCCTCAAGGAGAGGGTCGCACCCGCCCGTGCCAGGGACAGCGGCAACACGCTGCTGTCGAAGGAATTCCCCGGCGGCATTCTGGTGCTGACCGGGGCCAACAGCGCGGTCGGGCTGCGCTCGATGACGGCGCGGTTCCTCTTCCTCGACGAGATCGACGCCTATCCCGGCGACGTCGAGGGTGAAGGCGATCCGATCTCGCTGGCGGAGGCGCGGGCGCGCACCTTCGGCTGGCGGCGCAAGGCCTTCCTGGTCTCGACGCCGACCATCGCCGGGCGCAGCCGGATCGAGCGAGAATACGCCGCCTCAGATCAGCGGCGCTACTTCGTGCCGTGCCCGCACTGCGGCGAGATGCAGTGGCTGAAGTTCGAGCGGCTGCGCTGGGAGAAGGGTGACCCTCGCTCGGCGCGGTATCACTGCGAGGCTTGCGACGAGGGGATCGAGGAGCACCACAAGACCGCCATGCTGGCCGGCGGCGCCTGGCGGGCGACCGCCACCGCCGAGGATCCGCACACGGTCGGGTTCCACATCTCCTCCCTCTACGCGCCGGTGGGCTGGTACTCGTGGGAGCAGGTCGCCCGGGATTGGGACGCGGCGCAGGGCAAGCCCGAGGACCTCAAGACCTTCAGGAACACGGTGCTCGGCGAGACCTGGCAGGAGCGGGGCGAGGCGCCGGATTGGGAGCGGCTGGTCGAGCGGCGGGAGGACTTCCGGATGGGCGTCGTGCCAGCCGACGCGCTGTGCCTCACCGCCGGCGTGGACGTGCAGGACGATCGCCTCGAGTGCGACATCTGGGGCTGGGCGGAGGGGTACACCTCCTGGCTCGTGGATCACGTCGTCATCGCCGGCAGCCCGCGCGAGCGGGAGCCGTGGGATGCGCTCGCGAAACTGCTGGCCAGGGACTGGCCGCGACAGGGCGGTGGCAGCATCCGCATCGCCCGGCTCTGCGTCGACACGGGCGGGCGGGATACGGCCGCGGTCTACGGCCACCTGCGCCGGCTGCGGGATCCGCGCATCGCCCCGACCAAGGGTGTGGATGGCTGGAACCGGGCGCAGCCGGTACAGGGCCCGACGCCAGTGGACGCGATGGTCGATGGCCGGAAGCTCCGGCGCGGCCTGAAGCTCTGGACGGTGTCGGTCTCCACCTGGAAGGCCGATCTGTATCGCCGCCTCTGGCTCGGCCGCGGCGACGCGGAGGAGTTCCCGCCCGGCTGGGTGCACCTGCCGCAGGGCATCGAGGCCGAGTGGGTCAAGCAGCTCGTCGCCGAGCAGCTCCACACGGTGAAGGACCGGCGCGGCTTCGCGCGGCAGGAATGGGCCAAGCTGCGCGAGAGGAACGAAGCGCTGGACTGCGCGGTGCTCGCCCGCGCGGCGCTCTGGCTGCTCGGGGCTGACCGCTACGGCGAGCGGTTCTGGCAGCAGCTGCGCGAGCAGGTCGCCAACGCCCCACTCCAACCGAGCGAGGTTCCCACTGCCGGGAATGTCGCTCCCCCGTCGCCGCCGCCGGCAGCGCCGGACACCCATCGCCCGCGGGGCTGGCTCGCGCCGCGCTCGGGCTGGCTGCGCTGAAGGGAGGACGCACATGGACCCGACCGTCCTCGCCTGGGCGCTGGCGCAGCCGACCGGCAGCCGCGCGGCCGCGCTCGCCGCCGCCTACACGCGCGGCACGACCCGCGTGACCTTCGACGGGCGGACCGTGGAGTACCGCAGCCTGGATGAGCTTGGCCGCGCGCTCGCCGTGCTGCGCGGGGCGGAGATGACGGCGGCCCGCCGCCCGTCCGTGACGCTGGCCAGCTTCTCGCGCGAGGGAACCAGGTGATGGGTCGGCTGCGAGACGCGTGGAACGCGCTGCGGGGCTATGCGGCGGCGCAGGACCAGCGGGCCTCAGCCTGGGCGCCGTCCGGCGGCAGCGCCACGGCCGAGGTCGGTATGGCGGTCGCGACGGTCGCGCGCCGCGCCCGCGACGCCGTACGC